TCCGTCTGCATCAACTCTGACGAAACTCTCAACGGATTGGACTAATCGATTGCTAGGGTCACTGTCGGTGTCGTCCTCTTCCCGCCAGTTCGGGTGTCTCAGATTCCATTCTTCGTTACTGCGGAAGTCATCCTCGTATCCTTTGTACTCGATGATGGTTTCATACGGATAACCCAACTCGACGAGGTCTCCGACTCTCAGCAGTTGTCGGTGTGCCACGATCTTGGCGTCATCCAAGGAGGTTGCTGTTCTGTTGATCAAAAATTCTTCTGGTGGAAGACACTCCAAACGAATCTTGCCCTTTGGAATCCGTCTGGTCAGCACAACGTTGTACAACCCTGGAGCATCTTCCAACTCTTCTGATTGCGTGACCTCATAGCCTTCCTGCACAAACAAACCGATCTGCAGCTCGTCCAAGCCCTGCAGTTCTCGCGTTTGAATGTCGTACTGGGTCTCATGCCAAACCTTGATGATTCCTTCGCCTTTGATCAGACAATCCTTGATGGCATCTGCGAATACCGAGTACGCATTGGATTGTTCCAGATACCAGCTCACCAGTTCCGTGGCTTGTGCGGCACCTGCGACATCCTCTGGTCCTCTCGGAATGAACTCGCAACTCTTGTCATGACTGAAGAAGACCCGCATCAGACTAGGCAACATGCTATGTACGGCATCATGGACTTCACGACTGACGACCTGCGATCTGCCATCCTCCTCTGCAGGGGAGTCTCCTGAATCACTGAAGGGAGAACCTAGGTAATATCGGAATGCAGAGGCACGGACGGGTGAGACCTCATCATCGATGTGGTCCACGGAGTCTTGGATCGTGCCAGCAATCCAGGCTTTCAGATCTTCTGCAGTCATTGCTTGAGGGGATTCAGCCATTATTTCTTCTTCTTGTATTTCTTGGCACCTGCTGCCGAAATTTTGAAGGTCTTCCCACGGTAAGTAATTGCAATCTGTCTCCAGATAATTCGGATTACTCAGATTACCGGAAACTGCAGCAAGGATTTGCAGGAGATGCAAGTTAAATGTGGGTTAGTCTTCGTCCTCCTTGATCCTGCTTGGAGTCGGTCCCATCTGATTCTGGTACTTCCCTCGGTACGGTCTCTTCGACTGTCCATGTAGGTTGTGCATCACCAGTTGGCAGATCCGCATGTTGGGTTTCAGCAGGACTGGGGCATTGGATTGGTTCACCAACTCAAGGGTGATCTGTCCCGTAAATCCAGCATCAATGAATCCTGCATTCTGTACCTGAATCCCCAACCTTCCGACTGAACTTCTGCCATGCACCACAGCGCACATATGGTCTGGCACTTTGATGATCTCATTCGTTGAAGCCAGCACAAATTTACCTGGGTAAAGAACAAAACTCTCCACTGGGGCCAACTTGTGGGGATAGTCTTCATTTGTGGTGATGTACGGACGATCTTCCGGCAAGTGAGGCACCAGGTAGTCTTCTGCCAGGGTCAGATCCACAGAACAGGGTCCGAGATGCACATCTGAAGGGATGTAGCCGCTGTGAATCAATTCCATCAGTTTTTCGTCCGATAAGACCATAAAAATTCCCTATATATATATGGTATGAATTACTGAAGAATTTCGGGGGAATTTGGTTGGAAAAAGTTGGAACCTCAAACCACTCCTCCAACATTCCTTCTCCTCCCTCTGTTCTTCCTCCGATACTGTCCAGATGCGCCTGCAGCACTTGATGCGAATGTGAGCACCAACGAGTCTGCAAAGTCTGTTGATCTGCCCAACCGTTTCTTGGTCTCGGCCTTGGACTCCACCAGCATCTTCCCCGATGAGTTGAACGAGTATCGTGGTGCCGTCAGGTCTGCAATCAGAGAATCGTCATTTGGGATCTGCACTTCCTCGGTGAACCAGGATTTGGTAAGGTCCCAGAGTTCTGCACGCAGATTTGCATAACGGTCTGCCATTGCAGGGGATTCACTCACATTCACCCCTCTGGCACTGATGTCGAGTTCTCTGAGACGATCCAGCACTCCTGCGCCCAATCCAATGCTGTCCACCAGGATTTCCTCTGGAGGTTCGTCACTGCTGTGCAGGAGATCCAGCACTCGGCCTGAGAGTTCCATCAAAGAGAGTTTCTTCCAACTGTGGAGTTCGATCAGGTGTCTGCCCTGACGGATACAGAGCACACTCGCATCATCCCCGTACCTCGCCACATCCAGGCCCCAGACGACTGCAGTTCCCTCCGGTTGTTCGACTTTGCGTTTGCTGGCCTGCTCCACCGCATGCAGGGAAATGAGAGTGTCGTCCTCGGCAAGAGGGAATTCTCCCAGCACCCGGACACGCATGGCGTTGGAGTCGGTACCGTACTTCAGTTCCATCTCTGCAATGAAGTCTGGAGAGACCAGAGGGGAATCAAGGCAACTGACCTGTTTCGTCCACCAACTGTCCCGCAGTCGGGTGTGCGTCTCAAAGAAATATCCTGATGATCTGGTGGGGTTGCCGAGCAGAATTGTTGTGGCATCCTTGCCAGACATCGAACCATACGCAGCCTCAAAGACCGACTCCGGTACCCCTGATGCCTCGTCTACGACCAGCAACACATGGTCTGCATGGACTCCTGCCAGGGATTCTGGGGATTCGGATCTTGAGGTTCTTGCACTGATGAATGCCTCCGTTGGAGAAGAACCCAGCTCAATCCGGTCAGACTTCATCTCCAGCAACGATTTGATGGGAGTCGGGAGTTCCTTGATCCAGCGCTTGCACTCTGCAAAGAGAGCATCGAACAGTTGGGATGCCGTTGGTGCTGTGACCACGATCTTGACCGGATACCTCGTCAAAAGGAACCAGATCATCAACCAGGATGCACAGGAGGATTTTCCGACCCCGTGACCTGAGCGGATGCTGCACCTCCGCTGTCCCTTTGCCACTGCAGACATCACCTCCCGTTGCCAGTCCTGGGGGGTCACGCCCAGCAGGTCTTCGACAAAGAGATCTGGATGACGTTCGTAGGTCAGGATTAGTTCAGAGAGTTGCATTAGGGTGCTCCGAATAAATCAAGTTGGACACTGGAGTGATTACGGTCCCAATGCCTCGGAGCATTGAATGATTCAATCCGATCTATCAAAACCATTGCTCTGCCGTGAATGCTCAATTTGTCAAATGTTGAGGAGTTGTTGAAAATGGAGTTGCTGCTCAAACTCAAGTTCCGACCTACGGCTGTAGAGTCTGCAGATGCAAAGGGAACCTTGCAGAAAATCTGAGGATGTAGCGCACGGAGTCCATGCAATTTTGTGGAGATTCGACCTTGCTCGTCTGTGATCCGGTCTAGGGCTTGATACAAACGAATCCAATAATTCTCACTGTTCGGGTTCAACCCTCCGGTTGTTCCTATGCAGACCCGTTCAAAATGCCTAGATAAATACTCCAACTTCTCCAGACTCTCATCAAAGTGCCAAACTGGAGTCCCTCCAGGCAACGGACAACTCTCAATCAATTCATTGTTCTCATCTTCTGTCCCATCAATCACATCGGGGATGATCCAGAAATCACAGCACGGGTCCTTCAGATCACTGACAAACTTGTAGTAGTCTTCCCAGTCTGTGGTCTTCCCTGAGTTCCAGAAAGAGTAAGCCCCATTGTCCAGCATCCACGACTGACAAACCTCTTGCACAATTGACAACTGTGACAGATCCGCATAGGACACACAGGCATGTCTGGACTTCAAAATCCTTGTGACCTGATCATCACTCGCAGCAATTCTAGTCCCGTGATAGTGAATCATTCTGCTGTGCGAAGTTTGTTGATTCCCAGACTCCAGATGAATCCACCCACACACTTTGCTGCAAACTGTCCTGCAATGATCCAAACGGGGAACCCTCCGAATGCTAGCACTGGGAAAAGGATTGAGTCTGTCAATGATCCCAGCAGGTTGGAGGAGTTGGAACGGACTAGATACGGGTGATCTTTTAATTTGTGGTAGACAAAGGAGTCCAGCAGGGCAGAAACCCCAAAGGCTGCGGCACTGGCTAGGGCGATCTGCAAGGCGTCGAGGTTCAACAAGATCGTCAATCCTGACCCTGCACAGATCAGCAGGGCCATGTTGCGTTTCAGGTTCTCCTGCCAGCAGTCATGCAGGTAGTCTCTCAGAGAGAGGTCTAGTCCAATCAACAGAAAGGCGTTGATGATTGAGACACTTGGACCAAACTCCAAGATCAGTAGGTTCGCAGTTACGATGGCAGCTAGGTAAATGATGATGGCAATTCTCTGCATGGGTCTCCTTAGTTGTCTTGTAAATCGTCAATGATGATTGCACCTTCCTCTCCCCAGATTTTCTCAATCTCCAGTTTCCAGACCGTTGAGTCCTCCTTCAGCAGTGCGTCCATCAATGCCTTGCACAAATTGTCTGCATCGGGCCTTTGCTGGTGCGGGGTTGCGACCTTCTGCAGTCTCTTCTTCTTGCACCAACTGCTGGGCATTGGCACGATGAACCTGGCACGGAAAGCATCCGGTAGTTCCCAACCCTCTGCCTGACTCCGCAGTTCATCACAGAACTCACGGTACCGGATTACGACCTTTCTCTTGGCCCAGACATCTCTGCGGGTCATCCTGGGCTTGGGAACTGGGGAAATTTTGAAAATTTTTAGCATCAGGAATCTTCTCCCAAATCCACGGGGTATGGGGGGGGTTCCCAACTGACCAGCACCTGCAGTCGAGAACAACACTCCAGCACTGCGTTGGTGTTCGGATACCGCTCTGATCCCCTCCAGAATAAATGTATCCTCGGACGATGGTTGGGAAAGTAGATCTGATACGCTAGCACCTGCCCGACTGCAGATTTCCAACGGTCTGCTCGTTTCACCTCGATGATCTCTGTTGCCGATAAAATATCGATGAACCCCGCAGGGCACTGAATCTCGACTGCTGCCTGCAGCTCTCGACTGAGTTTGTCCTGAATCCTCTTCTCCTCTGCTGCACGGGGTGTGTCCGACTGGAGTTTTTCTATGCGTTTGAGTTGCTGGGACACTGCTGATTCTGAGATCCCCAGCACATGGGCCATCTCCCTCTGTTTGAAACCCTGGCCTTTGAGTCGGATCAGCTCACGTTGCGTTAGATTCACAAAATCTCAGCAGCAGGTTGGAGAGGTGGAGGGGTGCGCCCACGCACCACCCCCTCGGTTCGACCACCCCTGGGGGGGGTCTGCGAAAATTGAGCTCTGGCCCCAGATGTTGCCCTTTTTGTTGCCCTTATCGGTCATATCCTTCCCGATCCCAGTGTTTCTGCGGTTTGTCGGTTCTCACTCTCGCCACCAACTGATAAAATCTATATGTTCGATAATGTTGGATATCAAACTCATACCCCAGTATTTATGCGGCACAGGGCAGATAAAAGTTGTATCAGAATCGCGAGTGCGTAATGTTAACGGGCATCTGCTCAATCCTTGGGCTTCTGCTCAGACTTATGATCAATCTCCGCTTTCCTCTTGGCAATCTTCTTCATGGTGTCGAGATGTTCCTGCCTCATCGAGTGCTCCACACTCACATCCTTCTTCATTCGCTCGGCAAGAAACTCAGGATGATACTTTGCACAGATCCACTGTCTGGCACGGATCGACACATCTGCAGCTCTCGGATCAATCCGACCTTGTTCACATTCCTTGGCAAGATACTCAATGTGTTCAGCATGACGCATTGCTCTCTCGTTCAGAGCAGACATATAACGTTCCTGATGATTCCGGTTCAGCACCTGGTACAGTGCATACCTCGTCATGCCATAGAGTTCTGCAGTCTCCTGAAGGCTCTTGCCATCGGCAATGTGATTACAGAAGGCTTCGACATCCTCATCAGAATATTTCCGGTTAGATTTCTTGGGTGCAGTCATCATCATCACTGGGAAAGAGTTTGAAATAATCAGGATGG